ACATGGCACTGTCAGCAAAAAAAGCAATCGTTCTAAATGCCTTGGAAGCTACGGCGGGGGTTAAAGAAACCCTTGTCGCCGGCGACGGTGGGCTGGCCATCACAGAAATTACGTATAATCCTGATATTCGTCTGTTGCCGCGTCAAATCATTAGTGCGACGTTCGGGCAATTGGCGGCGGTGCCGGGCTCGAAAAGTGCCGCGCTGAGTTTTACGACGGAGCTGAAAGGCGGGGGTTCGGCGGGTTCGGCGCCGGAGTTGGGCATAGTCCTTCAGGGGTGCGGGTTTGCGGAAACCGTGAATGCTGGCGTCGACGTTGAGTATGCCTTGGCCAATACGGGGCTTCAGACTTTAACTTCAGCCTACGATATCCAAGACGCCGTTTCAGGGAATGGCCCACGGTTTCTCATCTTTGGCGCTCAGGGCAATATCACCATTAGCGCGTCCGTGGGTGAATTTGGGCAAACCAAGGTCGATTTGTTGGGGGCCTTTGACCCCATTGTGGATGTCGCGCCTTTGTCGCCCACCATTGAAATTTTGGCCCCGCCTGCGTTTATCAATGGGACCTTTACCATTGGCGGCACAGCCTTGAAAGTGCGGTCGTTTGAAATTAACACTGGCAACCAATTAGCGTTAATCCCTGACATTAACGCGGCCTCTGGGTTTGATCGGGTGGAATACGTCGATCGGGCGCCGACCTTCTCGTTTGTGGCCGAGCTCGAGAAAGTCTCGGTTCATGACTTCATGGGCTTAGTGGAAGCGGGCACCGAATCAGCCCTCGTGATTGTGACGCCGGCCGTCGCGGGTAACACGGTGAGAATCGACGCCACGAAGCTGCAATACACCACGCCGACCATCGGCGAGACTGATGGGGTGCCGACCATTTCCATGAATGGGCAGTTGAATAAGGGTGGGACCGACGAACTTCTCATTACGGTGAGCTAATGGATAACAACGTATACGAGATTGGGGGGAAGAAATTCTATCAGCGGCCCCTCTGCAATTTACAGCAAACCATGATTGAGGAAATGTTATTCGACACGTTCAAGGGGGGGGAAATTTCCGCTGATGACCCCCAGACGTTTTTCCGGGCACTAGGTAAGAATCGTGGGCAATTGATGGCCATCTGCTTAATTCCCGATGGCCTGAGCATTAAAGAGTTTGTCGGGAAGTTGCAAAAATTGGGGTATGTGGCGAAACAGTGGGAATGGTTTGATCTAGAGGCGGGCCCTGGTGATCGGTATAAGGCCATCACCGATTTTTTCGTTTGCAATCAGATTGGTTTATGTATCGACAGTCTCACCAATCTGATGGCCTGGACCACCGAAAAGATGCAGCTTCCCGGCAGTTCACTACCCGCCAACGGCTTGAACAAGTCTGCGCCGTTGCCACAGGAGGAAACCCCGACGGCCGAAACGCCGTCTGTGCGTTAACGGAGGTCGAACTCGAACCGTATCTTGTGGTTCGCGCCCAAGAAAATCTCTTTAGGATGGCCGTCATGTCTTTTTGTGGTGTCAAAGATATTCCCACGTTTGACAATCCCAATCCCTTAAAAGAGCTGGGAACTCCCGGCAGTTTGGGGTATGCGTGCCGAGGGAAGAAAATCGAAGCCTGTCGATCATGGTTGGATGCCCACACCAGTAATGTCATTACCACAAAAGAATTAGAAATAGCCTTGTGCTCGATTTGTAAGGACACTTCGTAACTATGGCCACGAATATTGTCGCACGCCTGAGCCTCGATGCTGCCGGCTTTAACCGTGGATTAGCGCAGGCAGAAAAGGGAGCCAAGGGGTTTGGGGGCAAACTCAAGCAAATCGGGACAGCCTCCAATGCCTTGCTGGGCGCGGCCGTCTTTGCAGGGATCACCAAAGGGTTTGTTGAGCTGACCAAAGCGGCCGTGGCCTTTGAATCGGCCTTTGCCGGTGTGCGCAAAACCGTCAATGCCACGGAGGCCGAATTTAGTCGCCTGGCCGATACCTTTACGGATCTCTCCACCACGATTCCCGTCAGTCGCGAAGAACTGTCCTCCATTGGCGAAATCGCTGGCCAATTGGGGGTGACGGGCGTTGATAATATCTCAAAATTTGTCGATACCATTGCCCGCATTGCCACCAGCACCAACTTGACCACCGAACAAGCGGCGACGGATTTTGCGCGGTTTGCCAATGTGACGGGGTTACCTCTCGAAAAAGTCGATCAGTTGGGCGCGGCCATTGTGGCCTTGGGCAATAATTTTGCCACCACGGAGGCGGACATTACGTCGATGGCCTCACGACTGGCCGGAGCGGGAACTGTGGTGGGTTTGAGTGAGGCCGATATTCTTGGCCTGGCCACCGCGCTCAGTTCCGTTGGGATTGAGGCTCAGGCGGGTGGGACGGCCTTTTCGAAGGTCCTAATCGCCATGTCTCAAGCTGCCGCCGAGGGAGGAGACGCCGCTGCCGATCTGGCTGCGCAAGTCGGCCTCACAGTGGAAGGGTTCCAAACCTTAGTCCAGACCGACCCGGCGACGGCGCTCGAAACGTTTATTGCCTCCCTGAAAGCCTCATCGGATGCCGGAGAAAATCTTTTTGCCATTCTCGACAGTCTAGGCTTTACTGAAATCCGTCTGCGTGACGCACTCCTGAAAACGGCCGGCGCGGGCGATCTTGTGGCCACTGCCATTAAGCTCTCGAATGAGGCCTTCGAAGAAAATACGGCCTTGGTGGAAGAGTCTGAAAAACGGTTTGGGACCACCGAAAGCAGGCTGACGGTCTTATCTAATACCTTCTCGGTTCTTTCCGGGGAAATTGGGGCTGTGCTGCTTCCGGCGTTGCAGGATTTAACAAATCTCCTGGTTCCCTTAATTAAAGGCATTATTTCTTGGGCCCAAGAAAATCCCACATTAGTCAAATCTTTGTTGGCCATGGCGGGGGTTGTGGCGGCGGGCGGGGCTCTCGTGGTGGGCATTGCCGCCATGGTGGCCTTGTTCGCTGTCTTGGGCGCTGTGGGGTCGCCCTTACTGTTGACGATCGCTGCGATCACGGCCCTCGTGGGCGTCGTGGTGTCGCTGAGAGACTTACTGCCCGATGCGATCAAGGCGATCCAAGGCTTTTTCGATGCCCTGGCCAAAGGCCTGGCGGACAAGGCGACGATTGCGGTCAATGCGGTGGCCGATATCTTGGATGGGATTAGCGAATTCCTCAATGAACTACCGGAACGGGCCTTTCGAGCAGGCATTGCCTTGGTGGATGAGTTTGCGAAGGGGTTGGCTTCCCGCGCGCAAGCGGCGGTTGATGCGGTGGGGGATATGGTGGGCAAGGTGCGCGATTTGCTGCCGTTCTCTCCCGCGAAAGAAGGGCCCTTAAGTGATTTAGACGAAGCGGGCGTGGCCTTTGGCGAAACCTTTGCCAAGGGTATCCGTGATGGTGGCGATGCGCCGGTGCAAGCGGCCGAAGACGTGGTGGGCCGAGTCCGTGAGACGGCAACCGTTAATCGGCAGGGTACAAGGCGGCCAGCGGCCGGGCGAGAAGCGGAGCAGGCCCTTTCGCCGGGCGTGGTCGCGGCTATTGAAGGGTTTGAGCTTGTCGCCACTAATATCAAGCAAACGATGAGTACCATGGTCGAAGGGGTCTTGCTGGGCACGCAAACCATTTCAGAGGTCTGGCGTAATTTCTGGCAAAACACCCTCCTCTCGCTCATGAATAGCGGCATTCAAAGCATTATTGATAGTCTCATCGATGCCTTAAAACGGGCAGCAATTCAAGCGGCCGCGACGCAATCCGCACAGTCCAGCGGCGGCGGCGGGGGCTTCTTTGCCTCACTCCTCGGCGCGTTCGGTGGTGGTGGAACCACGGGCGGCGGCGGGTCGTCGGGCATCCTGGCGGCTCAGTCGCGCGGGGCTGCGAATCCGGCCTTGTTTGGCCCAGGCTTTCAGCATGGCGGGTCGTTTCTTGTCAATGGCCCAGGGGGAACCGACCGAGTACCTGTGCGATTTATGGCCACACGGGGGGAACGCGTCACCGTTGACCCGGTGGGCGCCTCACGTGGTGGCACGACCATCAATATCGTGAACCAGGTCCCAGAGGCCCGCGTGAATGCGAAGGAACGCACGTTAGCCAGTGGGAGCCAAACGATTGACATTTTAGTGGAGAACATTGTCGAAACGAGTATGCGCAAAGGGCGACTCGGGAAAAGTATGGAGAGGAACTTTAATATTGCACGCACGGGGAGGGTCGGATAATGGCGTGGCCAGGAACCGTGCCGGCGCTCAACGTGACCGATCGCTATACGGAAAGCCCCGGCGATGCGTCCTATCATACAGAAACCGACGCGGGGCCGGGCAAGGAACGGCCTCGGCCGGACAAGCCGAATACCCGACTCACGTTTTCGCAACTTTATAACACCACGCAGGTCGACGACCTACTCACCTATTATTTTACGACCCTCAATAATGGTTCCGCGACCTTTGTGGAAAACCACCCTCGCACGGGGGTCAGTTCAACCTTTAAATTCGCCGGCCCTCCCACTTTTCAGCATGTGGGACAACAGAAATATACGGCCGCGTTCGTCTTGGAATTGCTGCCCTAATGTCGCGCACGCTCTCAGCCGTCGGGCAAGCCTCGGTTAATGCCAATCAAACAGGCGAAGAATGGATACTCTTATTGACCCTTAACCATGCCGACTTCGGGGCTCCAATTCGGTATGCGCGACGAGCGACCTCGTTCACGAGCAACGGTAACGTGTTTTCCCCATTTTTCTTTGATCTGTCGCTACCCGATCAAACCCCAGATACCTTGCCACGCTGGAATGTGACCATTGGGAACGTCGATCAAGCGGCCCTTGCCGAGTTGCGGGCCCTGGCGACGGCCCCTGATATTCAGATTGACGTGGTGCGGGCGTCGGCACCGAATACGATTGAAATGACCACGGGGGGAGATTACAAGATTAAGAGTATTTCGTATGGGCAAGAGGGGATTGTGGCCGAGATATCAATGGAGGATTTAATCGGTGAAGGATTCCCAGGCGGGCGTATCCTGCCCTCTAATTTTCCAGGCGGATTTTAATTGGTCGGCTTGGGTGGGCCTGCCCTTCGAACTGCTTGGGCGAGGGCCGGAGGCCTATGATTGCTGGGGGTTAGTGCGGGCAGTCTTGGGCCATGCGGGTGGGGTGCTTCTCCCGTCCTTCTTGGACTATGACGACGCGGAAATCAACGGGCAGGGCACGAAGGTTATCGCAGAAAAAAAGACGCTCGATTTCTGGGTGCCTATTTTTGGCGCGGAATTTCTTGAACCGTTTGATGTACTGATCTTTACAATTGGCCTAGACCCGCACCATGTAGGGATCTATTGTGGCAATGGTGACTTTCTCCATATCCAACGCAACGAAGAAAGCCAGATAGAACGGCTGCATTCTCGTCGCTGGCGCCATCGTCTCGAGGGGGCCTATCGGTATCACCAATGATTATCCAATTCAAAGAGCATCCTTTCAAGTACGTTACCAAGCCTATTGAGATTGCTTTGCCGGCGAGTCTGGAAATGGTCGCGGAATACCTGCGCCCGCAAGCCCCGTCTTTAGAAATTACCCTGAACGGCGAAGGCATTCCGCCCACGCGCTGGGCTGAAACCTACCCAGATGCCGACGACTTAGTGATCGTGTACGCGGTGCCGGGGGGTGCACGGGTCGCCCGCATTGGCATTGCCTCAGGACTGATCGCGGGTTCGTTTTTCTTCCCAGCCTTAATCCCTGCCGCTATTGGCGCGACGGCCTACGCGATTGGGGCTGAGTTTATTAAGCCACCGAAGGTCAAGTTCGCTTCTGGGAATAATGACCCTCTGGTTTTTTCTATCACGGGCGCCAGTAATCAAATTGATCCTTTTGGCGTGATCCCGAAGGTCTATGGGAAAATCCGCGTTTTTCCAAAATTCCCTGGGAAGCATCCTACCCAATTCACAGAAATCGTCGGCCAAAATCAATTTTTGCGGGCTTTGTTTTTAGTCGCGAAGGGGCCTGTCACGATCAGCGATATCAAGATTGGTGAAACGTCAATAGGTAGCTTTTCGGATGTAGAAACAGAAATTCTTGAGGGTAAAGTCGGCGACCCTGTTCTTACCATCTATACGCGGGACGTGGTAGAAGATGTCTTTAGCCTGGCCCTGACTGGGATCGGAGGCTACCAAACACGTACCACAGGGTTAAATTGTGATCGTATCTCAGTTGATTGGTTTTTCCCGGAAGGTGTTAGCTTTATCCAGAAAGACGGGGATCGTAAAGGCCGATCCGTAGCCATTGAAATTGACTATAAGCTGGTGGGTGCGCCGTCCTGGACCAGCCATGGGGTATTTGTTACCCATAATAATAGCTCAGCCTCTCTTCGCAAGAACGAATCCTGGGATGTCGCCACGGGTCAATATGATGTGCGTATTCGACGCCTCACGCCCGACGAAGGCGACCGGCAATTTGGCGCGACCTTCTGGACGGTCTTGCGGACTATTCGCGATGAGACTCCGGTATTGGAGCCAGATGTAGCGATCATTGCGTTACGGATAAAAGCTACAGATCAATTGAATGGACTTATTGATAATCTTAGCTGCCTAGTTGAGTCAGAGCTTGATACCTACAATGGATCATCATGGACGGCGCCGACCCTGACTAGGAACCCCGCCTGGGCGGTGGCCGATATTCTGACTGGTAATGGCCACGCTCGACCCCTGGCGCAAGCGCGATTAAATGGGGCCAGTTTCAAAGCCTTCGCCGATTATTGTACGACTGAGGGCTTCGAATTTAACCATATCTTTGACACCGATGGCACCGTTTTTGACAGCGCCAACCTGGCGGCAGCGGTGGGACGGGGCCATTTAGATAGCGTCGATGGCGAGTACATTATTGTGGTTGACAAGGCCCAATCTGCCGTCAAGCAACATTTTACACCAATAAATAGTTGGGGCGTTCAAGGGACGATTAATTACCCTGATAGTCCGCACGGGCTACGTATTGGGTTTAGGAACGCTGCTCTGGACTATCAGGAAGATGAGCGGGTGGTCTTCGACGACGGATTTAACGAAGGCAACGCCACGAAATACGACTTTTTAGAGTTTGCGGGGATTACCGATTCTGACCAGATATGGAAAATCGGGCGCTATCTTCTCGCCCACAGGAAGCTACGATTCGAGGAATGGTCTTTTAACGCTGATCTCGAACATTTAGTGGTGACGCGTGGGGAC